GATGTATTAGTATTATTGATCGTATTCCACAATGATAGATCAACCGACGATGGTATATCCACATAAGAAAACATACCAAGCATCGATTCAACATTTTGTGTATCCCAACCATCAAGCTCAAATCCATCAGGCAGGTTAGCATACGTAAACATATTCTGCATCGTAGTACCTGGAGGGGAGTCAATCAACTGCCATCCATTCAAGCTCATACCCGATGGTATATTAACCAAGTAAAACATACTAGAGAATGATGAACAGTTTTCTAGATTCCAGTTTGTTATAGAAATATCATCAGCAATAAATGCTCTATCAAACATACCGGTCATAGTTTCAACATAACGTGTATTCCATCCTGATAAATCTAACCCGGCTTGGATGGAGGCACGCTCAAACATATTCATCATATTAATAGGTGATCCACTAGTATTTAATGCCCAACCCAAGGTAACACCAGTTGGTATAACTGATGAGTAGAACATACGATTAAAGTTTGTTACCGAAGAGACATCCCAACTTCCAATACCCATTGTTGTAGTTAAATCTTTATTGTAAAACATTAAACTCATATTAGTTGCTGATGATGTATCCCAAGTAGATAAGTCCTGATCAAATGCAGTAGCTTGTCTAAACATACCACTGAAATTTGTTACACTAGAAACATCCCAATCGGCAAGAGGTTGATTAAATTGATTGTTTAACATAAAACAATCAACCATATTGGTAACACCAGAAGTGTCCCAGTGTGATATATCTGAATTCATCTTGCTAGTTGAGAAAGCTTTCTCCATATCGGTAACACCAGTCATATCTGGAGTATCTGGAGCTGCAGGTAGAGTAGTTAGATTTGATGTAAAGTATAATTGATATTTATTTGCAAGACCAATCTGATGACCATCAGCTACTGAACCCCATCTAGTTATTGATAATAATTTATATTTGTCTTCACCCAAAGGACCAAATCCAAATCCTTTCAATGTCCCAGAAGTCATAATATCATATATACCCTCAGTAGCATAAGTGTGAGTAACTTCCGCTTGATTATATGTTGTTATATGATCTGATGTCCCATCACCCCAATAAACAGTAAAGTCGTATGTTCCAGTTGAGTCCAGTGGCAACTTAACTTGATTTGAAGTAGTTGAACCACCAGTATAGGTCTTAGTTGTATCCCAAGTAGATAATGAGTAAGTAAGAGTTATATCGTTTAAGATTGTTAGGTTGAATACCTTATCCTGTGTTGCTCCCTCTAATGATATAGTTGCAGTCATAGTTAGTGACTCATCATCATAAGGATTACGTTGTAAAACCTCACCATCACTATTCATATAAGTTGGTTTTGAACTTACCCAACTGACTGTTGAACCGTGTAAGCTTGTAGCTGGTAGAATAACATCATCCTCTATTTCTAATAATGAAGCATTACCATTTAAGTCAATTTCAACATTATCAATTGCTTCTTGTAATCTCATATCTTGTAATATAGTTAGATTAAATTGTTTACTAGCAGTATCACTTAAGTAAGTCGCTGAGACCGTTAGAGTAATATTAACATCATCATAGAAGCTTCTTTCTTCAAGAACTCCAGTTTTTGTCATATAGAAAGAATTGGACGTTGTCCAGTTTAATTCGGTATTATAAAGTCCTATTGTTGGCAATAATACATCTCCTGTAATTTCACTCAATGATGCATTACTTAATAATCCAATTTCAACATCATCAATGATTTCTTCAGCAAGATTTAATCTCTCTATAAATCTTGCTGTTATAGTCATCTCACCCTTAAGAAGATTTGACTGTAATCCAATTACTTCAAGTTTATAGAGACGTATTCTATCATTTCCAAAATAAACATAAGCATTAATATTGTCTTCCAGCACAAGATTCATAAACTTTGTTGTCGTCTTGAATGTAAATGTTGGAAATATACCACCAAATGAGTTATATATCTCTGTTGCAAATGCTTCGGCATCTGTTGATTCAACAAGAAGTGTTTTAATCTCTCTTAATTTCTTTCTTCTATATTTATTGAAGAGTTCTTGTTCTTGACTGTCATCAATTATGAATGAGTGTTTTCCAGTTGACCACGCTCTATTGTATCCAACTCTAACCTTTGATGTATATTCTTCCTGCGGCTGACTCTCTTTTGTGTAGTCAAGTTGGTCTAAAACTTCAATTGTATCAACAATTGCTTTATCTGGATCTCTATATCTGAATGTAATCCTACCATCACCTTGTATAAATAAGATTCCTTGCAGAGTGGTTGAAATCTCTCCAATGACATCAATTAATTTTTTACTTTCAGTTATTGCCAGGCAAATATCTGGTGCAAGTAGAGTGGCAGCTTCCCACTCATCTGTGTTAAATGTATCTGAGTTATAATCTATATCTGTATATGTAATTATTAAATCTTTGATAATATCAAGTGCATTGGTTATATCATATCCCTGATATGTAACAGTAACGGCTTGTCCCGGACTATAACTGGCGGTACTTATTCTAAATGTTGCATCATTAAGCAATACATTGCTAAATATAACCTCAATTCCCTCAACATAAACCTTTTCAATTGATTGTATTGAATACTTTGTTGTGTCAGCAATCTTAAATTGATAATATGACGCTGATGCCTCTTGATTTGTGCAAACTGCTTGTTGTTTATTAATACTTCCATATGCGATCGGAATAACTTCTCCGTCATTTCCTTCATTCAAGTCAATATAATTTGATTTACTGTATATATTACTTGGAACATCAACTGAGATGTTTTTTCTTGGATCTCTTATTTTAATTACTGTTTTTTGTTCAGAGTTACTAAATGATTCAAAATATCCGACATAAACAGTTTGATATTCATCAAATGGCAGATCATCAAGTCCAAATTTTATGCTTACTTTCTGTCCATAAACATCATCTTCAGCTAATCTGTCAAAGTATCCATCAGTGTTATCTAAAGTAACCACACCCGAGTCAAATGATATAGTTCCAAAATAAAGAGGATCTTTTGTAAAGTTTATAGTTGGTATTGTTTGAACTCTTCCTTCTAAGAAGAAGTCATCAAAAAATACTTCTTTGTTTGAGTATCCTTCAACTATGCCCAAAATAATTGTTTGAAACTCTAAGTTTAGATCTTTTTTATTATCTAATTTTACATATAATTCCTGATTTGCATAATCCCAATAAAAGCCCTTTGATGATAATCTAAGATTATTCAGAGTTGATGCTTCACTAAATAAATTATCATCAATAAACACCGATGATATTCTATATGCTGTGGTATACCCCGTATAAAATGCAGGTAAAGTATCATTTCCTGAAGAACCATATGAAAAATATCCCCAGCCACCAGATCCATATGAAAAATCAGTGGTTCTTTCTAGATTAGAATATACTGTCTTCCAAATATATGGTTCTTCTTTTATCCATAGTTTATCGTATTTAACTCCCCTGCTAAGTTCAAACACAACAACTTTTTCTGTTATGGGCTTATTAAGTAAATCTTCTATCATTCTAATTCCTTATCGGCTATGAGAGTACATTTAATGTCCTCAAGTTTCCCACAAAAATTTTATTGTCTGATATTTCAGTTCGTCTAAATCCGTAATTCACAGTACCATTGGTGATATTTAATTGATCAATCGCCCTACTAGAAAAATTCACTCCATCATTTGAAACTAGCAACCTGCTTTTATTTGCAATAATCATAATGTTTTCATATATGGTGCCTCCTGAGATACCTTGGCCGTGAGCAATCGTTTTTGTATTCCAGGTAGAACCATTGTTTGAGGTGTATAGAATTTTTATTAGAAATGATTCAGAACCAGGAGTTATGATAAATTCAAATTCAGCAAACACGCACTGTTGATCATAAGTTCCCCCAACTATATACCAAGCGGGATTTAATTCAGAATCACTTGATCCTGCCAATGCCCAGCTTAGACCTGCATTGCTAGAAAAATAAGCATTTTCCTGAATTGTAAGTGCTGCTGTGCAACCTGATTCTGAACCTGATTCTGATCCTGATTCATTGATTTTAATCGCTGCGATCCGGTCGAGCGGCTCTACTGATATTGTTGAAAAACTTGTACCTCCGTCTGTTGATCTATACACCTTGCCATCGCTGCCTCCGACCAATATAATATCATCAAGTTTATCAAAACAATAACTAGTATTACCGACATCTGCGAAGTCAGTCCAGGTTCTTCCACCATTATCTGATTCTTTAATCACACCGTCAGACATTAATAAATAATAATTATGAGAATTCTTCTCATAAACCAGGTCTGTAGCAGTTGGAGAAGTAAATACATCAGTTTCAGATAAAGAGTTGTTCGAATATCTTAATATTCGACTACTGGAGGAAGATACAGTCAATACTAGAACGTCACCGTATTTACTACACTGGATTGATTTAATTTGACCACTGGTACTGAACACAGAGGTTGAAAATTCTTGCAAAGTAAGTAAATTTTTATTTATTTTTTCTACCAATGAAACAGTGGATTCATTACTTTCAATCTGACTGTCATTAAATATCTTATCAAAAATCCAAATTGAGCCCTTTTTAATAAATCTAGCTATATATCTATTATCAGACCCATCATAGTATCCTTTATGCAATTCACTATACTGAGGTATATCAGTATTTGTAAAATGTGCTTCTCCCGAAGCACCACCAGCTACATATACATAAACAACTCCATCACTCACACCAGAGTCAGTTATAGCTTGATCAGCATCAACTTGATATAATACACCATCAATATCAACTGCACTTCCTGCTGCCAATTGTGGAGGATTTGTATCAGTAAAATCTATAGCTATATATCCCTTTTTCAAAAGATTCTTACTTACAATCTCACTCTGCCAATCTGTGTCTAAATAACTAGCATTATCAATCTTGTTAAAAGCCATATACTCTCCTTAAAATACTTGTCTGACAGTAATATCACAACTATAATAACTGCCCCATTCCACTTTTTTAAAGCTTATACTATTATCTTCTATAACCGCAAAAATTGGTTCAAAGTCATTCAGATTATTAGCCCACAACATAACCCAAACTGGAGTAAGATTTTCAATATCTTCCCACATAGCAAGTAGCTTCTTTCTTGTTTCATTATCAAACTGAGGGAAGCTGAATGTAGTTTCAAGATATCTGTAGCCACGGTTCCCAAAAACTTGTCCGCTTACACTTATACTTCTTTGACTTGTTGTATTGTATTGAAGATCAACTTCTGGATCAATTCCTGGCATTTGAATATATTCGTCTCCAATGACTATGTATCCAATTGAGATTTTAACAATACTGGAGTCCTCAATAACCAATCTCCACCATTGATAGGTTTCATCCAAATCGGTATAGTACATTGAGTCGGTCTCGGTTAATACTTGACTGTACTCAGGAGCAGTCCAACTATCAGTTGTATTAGCTTGAAGTGTGACGGTTGCAGTTGATGTTAAGTTTCCTCTATCAACTATGAATGATTTAATATCCATAGATTCACCCAGATTTATTTTTATCCACTCATCATTTCCATCGAATCTAAATGTTTGAGCAAGATGAGCAATTTTAACTCTTTCTAAATCTTGATTTATATCACTGCTTGATGCCGTTAATGTTGCTTCATTAATATGATTTGATGAATATATTCTCATTTACATCCCCTCTACAATTGCTGTTGCTGGCACTCTTATTTCACCATTATTTAGAGCATCTTGAGTGACATTAATTGTTCCAACCGCAACACCATCAATAAATATGTTTAATACCATATTGTCGTCTGTTTGTGTTTCAGCAACTGTTGCCTGCTGTGAATCCGATATGGCTTGACCCAGTGCTGAGTATGTATTATCATTAAGAGGTAAGATTGCTTCTGGTCCGGCTTCTCCAACTAGAGCATCCATTGGTCCAGTTACAACACCACCCTCGGCAAATGCTGGCTTAGGTGGTGGTGGCTGACTTGCTACAACAGCAATTTGAGCTGCACCAATGGCACCTAATATAACCGCAGCTATTGCTCCACCAATTGGTCCTAATTCTGCAAATCCTTTCATAATGGCTGTGGCCGTATTAACAACAATCTGTGCTATATTGAATGCTTTACTGGCATTGAATGCCTTCCTCTCAATATCCCACTTCTTCAATGCAGCTTCTCTTTCTAGTTTTTCAACTTCTTCTTGATATTTCTCCTCACCTAAAGCTTCTTTATCAAGTGCTGCAATTTTTGTTGCAAGTTCTGAGTCAATAATGTCCATTCTAACATCAAATGAATCTTCAACAAGCTGAGCTATTGAAGTATAGACATCCATAGCATAATCGCCAACAGTTTTCCAATACTCTTTTTCAATTTCTATTCTTTCTTCATTTTCTTCTTCAAGCCGCTCTGTTTTTTCTTCTTCAATATCAGCCAATTTATTATCATAATAGGTATTTATTGCAAGTATAGATTTAGCAGTTAAGTTTTCTTGTTTTAAAGCTTCCTTTCTTTCCTGCTCAATTAAATAAGCTCTATTTCCAGCTTGTTGAGCAATTTTATTCAACCACTGTTGTTCAATGGCTACTTTCTGTGCTGCTTCATCTCTTATGATTGCAATTCTTTCTGCTGCTGCTGCTTGTTCAGCATCTTCTCTTTCTTTAACTGCAGCTTCTCTTTCTGCTTCATAGAATGCTCTAATATTGGTAGTGTCGGCTCCAATCTTGTTGGCAAGGGCTAATTCTTCTTGATAATTTCTTTCTATAACATCAAGCTTATCGGCTTCAAGTCTGAATACAAGGTCAGCATATTGTCGTTCAAGATTTGATTTTTCTTCTAATCTTTGAAGTTCAAGTTGAGCTGCTTTTTCAGCATTAAGTGCTGCTTGTTGTCTTTGAGCAGCTGATTCTTCAGCTTCTTTGTCCAATCCTTCCAACTGACTCTCAAGTTGAGTTATAAGAGCTTGCATTTCATTGATTGTTTGAACACCAAGAGTTTCTTCCCAAGCTTCGGTTGATCTATAATCAGCATTAATTAAATCTTGTATTTGCTGTCTTGCAGCTGCTAAGTTTTCTTCCAATAAACCACGAGCATCAATAAGTCCAAAGTCAAACCTTGCTTGTGCCTGGTCCTGTGCTTGTTCAAATTTTTCCAATGCCGCAAGTCGAGAATTAATTCTTCCTTGAATAATCTCCTCTCTTCTTTTAGCTTGCTCTTCCAATTCTTGATTGATTCTTTCTTCTTCATCGGCTTCATCCGAAGATAGTTGAGTTTGTTGTTCCTGCTGAGCAGTTATTTGAGCATTAATTAATGAGGTTCTACTTGCAGCCGATACTCTTTCAAGTTCTGATCTTGCTTGTTGCTGTTGAGTGTCATATTGATCTTTTAATGTTTCAAGTGCTTCACGATAATAACCATTAACATTTTCATTAGCAAGTCCAATTTCAATAACGGTTCCATAAGCCACATCAAGATTATCACTTAAAGCAGCAACTTGTTCCCTTGCTGCATCCAATGCTAATTCCGAGTTGGTTGCTTCATCGGCTATATTGAACATTCCCATAGCTCCACGACCTATGGCATCTCCAATCATCTCATTGACTTCTAAGTTTTGTTTTAATGTTCTACCATTTTGAGATATGGCTTGATTTGCAGTTTTGAGGGTTTCAACCTGAGTACGAACTTCATCAGTAATGAGACCTTGCTCTTCGGCTACTTGTATAGATTGCTCGACTGTTAGTCCAGTTTGATTTGCAAATTCGGTTATAGTTTCAACAACACTTTCGGCATTGCTGTTTATTTCAAGCATCTTATCAGCAGCTGCTTGATATTGCTCTTCAAATCTTGCTTCTTTATTCTTTTCAATTAGAGTTGCAATTCCAATGGTCAGAGCTGCTACACCAGCCACTGCTGCAACAATTGGATTAGCTGCTAAGAATGCAATGGCTTTACTTATTCCACCAATTCCAGCAATAACTGGTCCAGATGCCGCCGCAACAGCACCGAGGGTTAATATGAGTTTTTGTTGGTCTTCATCCAGTGCTGCAAACTTCTCTGCAACATCCGAAACCACATCAACAACATCTTCGGCTATTGGTATTAGTTGCTCTCCTAATGATGCTGCAACATTAATTAATTCGGCTTTTAGTATTCTTGACTTGTTTGCAAGCTGATCAGATGTATTGGCAAAATCACCTTGAACTCTTTGTGTCTGCTCAAGTATAACTGCCAATCTTGCCGACACCATTGCTTGAGCACTTATCTCACCATTTGCATCGGCTAATCCCATCTCCATAGCTTTTGCTTGAACAGTAGCAGCATTCATTGTAACACCGAATCTTTCAAGAGGATCAATTTCACCTCTTAATCCGGATTGTATTGCTGCCAGTGCATCATTAACATCAGTATTAAAAACGGATGCTAAATCAGCTGCTCTTGTGGTTAAAGCTATAGTTGATTCTGCAGCTTCATCAGTTGCAATACCAGCATTAAGTAGAGCTGCTCCAGTTTTTGTTGAGAGTTCTTGAAATGCTGCTGTAGAAAGTCCAGCTGATTCGGCACTTATTTGACCAAATTCAAATATGGTATCAGCTGCTTCTCCAAAAACAACATTAACAGCATTAACACTCTCTTGACCATCAACGGCAAACTTCAACATTGCTCCACCAGCCGCAGCAAGTGGTAGTGTTAGAGATTTTGTTAATGTTCCACCCAGTTTAATTGCTTTATCACCAAAGGTATTTAGTGATTTTGAAAGTCCAGCCATTCTTGAATCAACAAGTGTGGCTTCAGTTTGAAATTCTTTAAAACCTTTTGTAGTCAGCTCGGCTTGTATTTGTCCAATTGTCATTGGTATAGCCATCTAAATTATCTCCCCATTCTTTGCTTTTTTCTTAACTCCCACAGCTCATATTGCCTTTTCAATTCTTCAATTGCTGTAGTTGTTCTATCACAAAGAGCTTGTAAATATAATTCTTTATACTTGCCTTTATCGAAGGTTAGATTTTTTCCCTTCTTAACCATAGCATAATCAGTGGGGACTATTCTTTCTTGCGGTAGCCAGTGAATCTTATTTTGTAACTCCTCCCAGGTATAGGAGGACATCAGCTGATCTCTGGGGATGTGGTATTCTCTTTCAACCAAACTGATGTATTTATCTTTATTAGGTCTCCACCCAGGGAGAGTATTGTCTTCAGTTATTTGCTTTTTTTTTCAATCAAATCTTCAATGGTATAAACTGGTCTTTTAAGATTAACACTATATAGATAAAAAACCATATCATCTTGAGTAAAATTGTTTTTGATCCATTCGATATCAATTTCATAACCTTGAAATTCAATAACTGTTTTAATAATGTCATAAGCAAGCTCAATATACTGATTGGCAACTTTTGCATATTCATCATAGTCAAAATCTTCATTCTTTATAGCAAACTCTCTTCTTTCTTTCTCAAGTTTTACAACTTCATCATTCTTTTCCAAGAATTCCTTATAAAGATCGGTAAAAACCATTGGTGCCTGCATAATTGGTAGTTTTTCACCACTGAATGTCTCATAACATTGTCCGTCATTAATTGGTACAACTCTTGTTCTATTTTTTCTTCTCTTAAAAATCATATTCTTCTCTTGATTAAAAGAGAGGGTCATTTAAGACCCTCTCTTTAGTTATTATTTAACTATTTGCACTCTGTAAAGCTGACTTCCAACGGGTCTTGTTGTATCAAGTTTAATGTTGAATGTAAATGTTGAAGCAGCGGCTTCTGGTGAGTTTTCACTTCCAAATGATGGAGCAAAGTTTGCATTCCAATATGCTTTGTGTAGTGAGATTATGATGTCTTCTCCACCTCGGTTTTGTGTTTCAATGTAACCTTCAAGTGGTGAGTAGTTTTTAATTCCACCAAAGTCAATTGCTTCACTTTCTAATACAGCAGGACTGTTATAAACAATCGTGATTGATTCGGTTGTTTCAACTTCAGCTGTTCCAGCAGTATTGAATACTATTGAGTATCCACTGATTGAATTACCATCTGGTACGATTGTGTAATCATCATTTGCAGCCAAAACTCCACTATCAATTGCTGTAACTGAAGTAATTGCTGGTTCTCCGTCAGCAACCATATAATCACCATCAGCATTTACAAGATTTAATACATTGAGTGCCTTATCTGTCCAATCTGCAGCAATCACTTGATTTGAAGTAACTGTTGGTCCAGCACTCACGGTTGATCTTGTCATCAATCCACCTGAAATCATTTCCAGATATGGTAGATTGAATATATAAGCGGTGTCAAAAGTCATCTCTGCTGATTCATTTCCAATTGCTTCCCAGGAATCACCAGTGTCATCAAATTGTTGTGCGAATTGCTCTGGTGAAGATGCGAATGAGAATGAAGTTGTGAAGATTGACTTTACATAACTATCACTTGTTCCCTTTCTTCTTAGATAAGCGACAGCAGGACTATTAACGACCTGTAGTGCTTGTGCTTCTGTAAAACTATTTGCCATAGTTTATCTCCTTATTAATCTTTAGTACGTTATGCATAACGTCCTCCAATAACATTAGAGGAGAGAGTATTTCACTCCCATTTGAAGAGGAATGTGTACTATATCTTCCTCTTCATAGATTGTCCCGAGATTGTCAATTGACGTAACCCAAGCTTGATAATCTCCCATATGTCCCGAGAATAAATGAAAGAGATTTATTATTTCATTTGCAACAGTAGAGGCGGAATCTACATAGTTGCAACGAATTGATATTTGAAATAAGTCCAAATAACTCGGACTCATTATTGCTGACCTTGAAGGTGATTTGAAGAAATTGATAACAACATCACCATTTCTTGGATCAGCATTATCACGGTCAATCTTACCCCAGTATATCTTATATGATGAGCTTAAGTTTGACACCAAGTATGTGTATATTGACTCTTCAATCATAAATAATCCTTCTTAAAACTTCTGTTGTTTTAATAATGCTACAAATTCTGGTATTGACTTCATTAGGCCCTTTCTCATAAAAGCACGAGGGTACATATACATTGTACCAAACTCAACAAATGGCGCATACTCTCTCGGATTAAGCCATATAATCTTAAAGGGCTCTTTTTCAACCTGATTTGCTTTCTTTAATTCTCCACTTTTTACTGGAGTATTATTCTTTATATTCTCAAGTCCAACATCAGCACATTTTTCAAGCCAAGATTGTATATTTCTATCATAGTGAGATAATACTTTATTCAAATTTGATGTATATTTAACCATTTCTGTTTATTAACACCTCAAGATGATGCTGTCTGTATAATGGATCAATAACCGATATGACATCATATGTCTTACCATCAAATGTTAAGACATCATCTTCCCTAATGTCCAATATAGGACAAAATAATATGTCAGAGAATTCAAATTCTTCTCTTAAATTATTAAACTTATATGAAGTTGTTTCCTTATCCAGAATACCCTGAAATGTAAATTGCTCAGTCAATGATTCTTTAACAACTCCACTTGTTCTGGTTCTTGTCTTTCTTGATAATATAAATGTTTGAGTAAAGTAATCTTCAATCACATTAACCTCACAAACTTCCTTATTTGACTTGTTATTGATTTAGGGTATCCAAAGTATCCTTGTCCATCACTTGATCTTGAGAATGAAACCGAGTATGAGCCAATCTTCTCGGCTTCAACTTCTTGACCATCGTTATCAAATGTCTTTTTCCAGTGAGCATACATTTGTGCTATAACTGCTTCAAGACCTGGAGGGTAATGAAAGTTTCCTCTATGATCGGTGTCCCAAGGGACATTTCTAATTGTTCTATATTGCTCAATAAAAACTGGTATCATTCCATCAATCTTACTATCCTGCGTTGAGTCGGTTATTCCTAAGAATGACTTAATTCTATCTCTTGAGACGGGGTAGTTTCCCTCGGTTGAAATGATTTCTTGCCAAGGATTTCCAAAATATACATTGTTATTACTATAAGTAACTTTAGTCCAGAAAGTCCAAATTACTTGAGCAGGGATAATCTTATCTGTCTTAAAGAAATCATTCGGCACATCAATATAGTATTCATCATTTTGAACAACTGTAGGAACTTGTGTGAATGTGTCTTCACGTCCGATGTTGTCTCTGTATTTTAGTCGAACTTCTTCTACAAAAAAGTCTTTGACTCCAGTAGTGAAGTTTATTCTAATTGCTTGATTTTCATATATAATCATATTGTGTTATCCTCAAGAGTTAATATGAGATTTGCTGCTTATTACATTGTTATCTTGCTGCTATTACCAATTGTTGTTGTGATTTGTGAGTCGGAATAAAGAGTTGGTATTTCTCCTAAAATGACTACTTCTAAATCATCAATGTATGAATACACACTATCAATGTCTATAAGCATAGTGGAGACAATTGATAAGTCATCAATATAAATATATTTTTCATTTAATGAAACATTGAATAAAAATGATTGTTGTAAATCAGGAGTATAGATATAAGAGTTGTCTAAAGATAGCAGTGAAGAAAATGATTGAGTTAAGTCACTAATGTATAAATATTGTGAATCAATATTGCTTATAAGAGAACTATCTGCGAATGTAATACTTCTAGAAACATCATATTCTTGAGTTATATCCTTATATGTTAGAACCACATTATTATTTGCTATTTTTGATATATTTGCATATCTATTATTCCCAAAAACAAGATTATGAGTTGAAGATGTTACTCCAGCGAGTTTTACTTCTTCAGCCTCAACTGTGTTATTATTTATTCTAAAAAAAGTTCCAGCTATAAGATCTCCTGAAGAGTATGAAGAGGTGGTTACGTTCATATATATATCGTGATATTTAATACTTCTTATCAATCTAGCAGTAATAGAAAACGAATATTTTGCTCCTAAATCAAGAGTGTCAGATATTACACGATAAGGAACAATATTAATTTGACCGCCGTGAGTAAATGTCACACAACCATCAATCAGATTTTCATTAGCTATACCGCTGTGAGTATATGTAGATAGTTCTTTTTCATCTAAAATAGACAGAGGATGATTCTTACTAGTAAGAATCATATTTAGAAAAAGAGGAGTGCTATTAGAATATAAAATGTAATTGTAATTATCATCACTCCTTGCACGAAGTAAATGACAATTTTCATAATTTCCAGCCAAATCTTGGCTTATACTTGTACCAGAAATATCTTTAGTTGAAAAATCAAATGAAGCATTTCTAATCTCTAAGTTGTGGTTTTTAACATGTATTGAGAAGAAGATCACATCAAACCCAGTTGTTTGAACACTCTTTATAATAGGAATAAAGCTGGAAGAGAAAAATCCAAGTGATGCTCCTACTGTGTTAACAGGACCCTTAACAATAGTATCCCCAACAACCTCACATACTATGAATTCGTGTGCACTAGGATTTAAAGAGTTATAATATAAGAACCAGTTTTCTTTTATTTTAATAATATCAGAAGTGGCTGCCCAATTGGAACTCAACTCAACTGATATTCCATAACTTTTAGTGTCTTGATTGACATCAACTACTGTTACGTAAGGAAGAAGGGTGGTTGGTTCTCTGTAGTATTTTACAATCTTATTGTCTGAGATCTCTATTGTTGATATTATGTCTCCAGAAGAGTAAGAATAAGGATATGCGTCTTTTACAGCTATGCTATAGCTCATTTTTGTTGTAAGTCTCCATTAATAAATGAATAGCTTCTTATAATATAAGATTCCGGAACAATGTCAGAATATTCTACAGTGTCAACAGATGAATTTGAATTGTTTATGTCAACATAAACAGTTATCAGTTGCTCTTTAGAGTCAACAACAACCACTGAGTTTTTTAAGACAATATAATTGTATCCAATACTAACTACATCATTATTTCTTGTATCAATTAAAATATTCACTATTGCACTCTCACAGTTAGTGTTATATTCAATGTCTCACTTCCACTTGGTAATCTTGGTGCATCATCTAATCTCTCTACTTGATAAAACTCTTCACCATTACCTCTATCTAATGTTACTCCTGCCAAATAAACATCAGTCGCGCCAGTATAATTGAAAACCACTGGACTTGCTGCTGTCATATATACATCGTCTCCATCTTCTGTAACTGCTCCAAACTCTATGTCTTGACCAGTCCCAATGGTTAAAACTTGCGCTGAATAACCAGCATCAACAATCTCAGTCAATGCAGATCCATCAGTAGCAAATGTTGGAGTAATGTCATCAGAATATAATCTAACTCTCCAGACCCAACCCTTCTTTTCTGTCAAATCCGTGACTTGAACACTATTTAATATAGGCATATTGCCTCCTTTAATAATGAGAGGGCCATTGAAGCCCTCCCAATTTAATTTAGCTTAAAAATCCTGCCACCACTGGTGAATTAGCTGGAGATGATTCAAGTGTAAATGTTGGCTCATTGTATGAGTATATTGCTCCATTTGTAAATGAGTCATCATCAGCATAGAATATAACTTCGCTTCCAGTACCAAAGACACAGAATCCCATTGCTGCCGGTGGTGTATCGGCTACCCAGCTGATTGTTGTTGGATCGGTATGTTTAATTTCACTTCCAGTGTAATCAGCCGTTACTGCTGCAAATATGTAAGTTCCATCATAGCCGAGTGATCCATATCCTCCAGTTAAATCAGTGGCTGTAAATCCAACCGATGTATCAGTCCAGGTGTCACCGTCGTCCGTATAATGAACTGTTGCATCATCATCGATTCGGAATATTCTGGTTCCAACTTGTAGGAACTGAACTGCTTCCTGACCAGCTGATGGTTGATCTGAAGATGCTGTCCAAGTTTCACCACTATCTGATGAGTAAGCTACATTACCATCAGCAAGTTGTGTTACAATAACTGTTCCATTTCCTGCTACAAGAACACCATTGGTATTGTCAGGTTCATCAGTACCAGTATTCATTGTATAGGTACTGGTTGATGCATTAAATTCACCCCAGTTTGTTTCGTCCCAAACAATATAACGATCTCCAACCCAGCTGTGAGTGGCTAACACTCCTCCTAATGTCATATCGGGCCAAGTGGTTCCATCGGTTGTTTTATAAAGACCAACGTAGGAAGTTGTAGCATCAACAAGAGTTGCAATGATTTCACTTCCTGATTGAGGACTCTTAGGTAATGTTCCAACATAGAATGCCTTACCAGGTGGTCCGATTATATTATCAGTTGTCCAGGTATCACCCGAGTCGGTTGATAGTGAGTATAGACCATTCAATGATCCAATATCATCTGGATTAAGCTGTCCTATAATAAATGTTGATCCAGTAGCTGCTGTTGGAGTTGCATCCTCTTCATTTGAATTGACTGATTCAAATTCACCATCCGATGCAGTTACAACATAGTAATATGTGGTATCATTAACTACGGTATTATCGGCGTAGGTTGATGTGCTATTATCTTCAATTGTATGAAGGAGTGTATAAACACCAGTTACGGTTCCTCTATAAATCTTCTGCTCGGTTGCTAATGATGATTCAATTGTCCAACTAAGGTCAACAGTTCCATCACCAGCCGTAGCAGTTAGTGTCGAAGGTGCTAATGGTAGGTAGGCAACAACTTCGGCTGTAGTCCAAGGAGATGACTCACTACCTGCCACCGCTCTTACTCTATATGAGTAAGTTGATCCAAAACTTATATCATCATCAGTATAGGACTCAACATCTTCATCAGTAGTGTGAATAAGTATATCATCTCTTTCAATCTCAAATGCTAACTCTTTAGTTGATTCATCGGTCCAAGCCAGGTCAATTCCTGCACTCTCAGTATTTGTGGCTGTAAAACCAGTTGGTACTTCAAGTCCAACTTCAAGCTCTGTTTCTTCCAGAGCATTACTTAAACCACTTCCAAAGAATGATTGTACTTGAACTGTATAAGTATGTCCATCAAGAAGTTTATTCAATATGAATGACGTGGCTGATGATTGAGCAGTATAAGCTGCAGTCCAGCCAGTGTCTTCATCAATAACTGTAATCTTATATCCATTCAAGAAGTTTGTGTTATCAACACTATCCCACGCAACAGTAAATCCTTTATCTGTATAATCTGATATAGTGAGTGATCCCGTCATTGAGGATGCAACATCTTCAACTCTATCTAATACTAAATCAAACTTAGCTGTAACAGCTGTATCACCGGTATCTACTGCTCCAGTAACATCGATATCAGTTAATTCTGTAAATAAGGGCTCAGTTTGATCGGTATAATCTATTGAGTGTGAAGTGCCCTCACCTAACAGTGTATTCTCTCTAATTCTCCAAACTTGATTATCTGCTATAGATTTTGTCTTGAAATATACAACACAATCTCCAACATTTCCACCTTCATCTTCTCTTGCATAATCAATACCATATATTCTTCCTTGATAACCTTTAGGAATTGTGAAGCAAGCTTGTTGAGTTTGATTCTTTGCAGCAACTCCATCAGCTGAGGTTGCACCATCAATTGAAATCTTAGCATAGATTGTTTCTGGTACTCCAGAGGTTACTGTTCCAGATCCAATGAAGATATTTCCATCTTGTCCAGTAACGGAATCGGCGGTTTCAACCCAACTCCTGCAAACACGAGTGTATGAATGGACTGTCTCAACTGCTGTTTGTCCGTTTAGTGTAACAGTTTCCTGCTGTGGAAGAAAGTCGGTATCAAGTCCATTGACCACAACTGTCCAAGCACCCGTGCCCTCATTTGTATCATTGGCGGAGTCCGAACTTACCTTGAGTTTAACTCCAGTGTCTGGAGGAAGTGATTTAAGCCCTGAAACTGCTGTCGATCCAGTTGAGCCAGACCAAATCGAGGTTTCTGCAGTGGTAACTAAACCAATACCAAACTTATTAACAATTTGTTTCTTATCATTTAATGACATAGTGTGTCTCCTTTGTGGTTGCTGACTATCTCTTACTCAGTCGTAGAACAATAATCAACACCTTAAAAAAGGGAGTGAGAGTATTTCATCTCACTCCCAAGAAAGAATGAGACCCCTTAAAGGGGGAATTATTTTAAGTTTCTACTCCTTCCTCGGCTGACATAACAACAACTTCATCAGGGTAAAGTACTGTTGCACCAAAGACATAGAGACCTCTTACAAGTTCGCCGAAGTCGGTTGGATTCATTAATGACTCAACCTTCTGAACCGTTGCTGCAAAAGGAATTGCTCTCTGTGAGAAAGCAAGGATTTGATATTCATCATCACCGGTTCCAGCTGCTACAACTTCGGTTGATTCAACAATGTTTAGTCCAGCATACTTGAAGACAGTTCCAAACTCAAAGACCTGCATATTGTCTTGTAATCTCTGACCGGCTGCTTCAGCAATCTTCTGCATATACCAAGGCGGTACAACCATCCACGCTTGATCTCTTTGTACGTGTTGCTCTCTCAACTTCCTTGCAGCTGTTGATGTGTATCTTAGAACATTAACTTCAAGAATTTCTTCTGAGGAACCAATTGATCCAATCTTATTTTCTGCTGGTATGTCAGCATTTCCATAAACGTCCGAGCCCAAGAAGTAAGCATCGGCAGTACGACCAAGTGCTCGACCTGACTTAACAATGGCTGGAGGAACATAGTCCGGAGCTGATTGCATTTTCTCAACTTCATTAACTCTGAATGAGAACTCATTCATTTGATCTAAGTTTAGATCGGTTTCATTGTCGGTTAGGTCTTCATAGGTCAGTGTTCCACCAGGTGTGTAGGGAGCAATCGTTGGAGTTGAAACTCCAATAATCTTAACTGTCTTAGCACCTGCTGACTCGACCTGATATTCCATATTTGCAACTGTAGCAATGATTGAATTCTCTTGTGCTTCAACCTTTACTCTTGCAGCATATTTAACGGTTTCGCTATAACTGATTGCCATAGGTAATCTCCTTATCTATTTTTTTTGTAGTATGCTTCCCATTCCGCCTGAGATGCATCTTTGCCTGGCACACTGCCAGACGATTGACTTGAAGTCCCTTCCGCCGGAACCTCAACATTGTTTCCTTTCAATATCTGTTGCTTCAACTTTTGAGTGTAATTCTCAATTGATGATGCAAACTTATCTAAATTAGCTTGAGTTTTTTCCTTTTCATCCGAGATTAAATAATCAACCAAATCGGTTGGAAGTTTCCTCTCACTTAGAGTTTGAACAGCAAATGCTTTATTTTCAGCCCTTAATTCTGCTCTCTCTTTTTCAAGAAGTTTTTCATTCAACCCATTGGTCTTTCTTTCCATCTCTTCAAGTTTAATCTGCCAAGGTTCTTTGTGTTCTCTGGCTTTCATTCTATTATCAACCTCTTCATCCAGAATTGAAGGTAATTTCTCCTTCTTAAACTTATTGACTGCTTCACCCTGTTTTGCATTCAATAAATCAATAAAATCCTTGGATTGTAAGAATTCGTTGATAACCTCTTCCTTGTTGATTGATGCATCAGCTGATGCATCAATCTGATCTGCATTGCTTTCGTTAAATTGACCCATAGTAACCTCCAGTAGTCATCCTCGTAAGGATTGTCACTTTTGTTTTTATTTTTTCTTGACTCGTAAGTCAATGGATCTCGTAAGACCCTCGGTATATATTATCTTACATTTATTGTCTAATAATTACACAGTTCTTCTTCAGTGTAAAACTGTCTTAATATATCTAAATCATATGATGTGTATGTATTGATTTCAATTTTATCGACACTCATCTTAAAATCAATGCTTGTTTTTTCACCTCTGTTTTTATACACAAGTCCTTCAATCATATGACTCTCTCTATTGTAATATAAGTCAAATGTAAGTAGTGGTTCCTTTTCTAATTTTCTAAAAAGTCCCGTATTGTTTCTTGTATTCAACCAAGTTGCAATCTTTAATTCTTTAATCTCTGATTTTAGCTTTCCAAACATATTAACTCCTTTTCTTTAATACACTTTTACATCTACATCCAAAAGGATCAGATGGTGGTGCTGGATATAAAAACTTTCTTCCTTCCCAGTCAGTAAAATAACCATCATCATCAGCAACTTGTCCATCAAGTGATTGATGAGTTGGTCTTGCATCAGAAAGGGCACTATACACTTTCATCCAATTCTCTTTTACACCAGGTTGCTGATATAGTGCGTCCTGTGCTCCAAATTCTAATCGTTGCGTTTCCATCCTTGCAAGTACCAATGATCTATTCTTTGTTAGATTAACATCAGCCCTTAGTTGTGCTGCAAGCTCTCTATCGGTTTGTCCAGTATATTTTGCTCTTAGAATACTCTTCTTAATTCTTGTTATCTCTTTAGAAGAGAACTCCTGCTTATAATCTCTATCATAAAATCCTTGAAAGACACTATTCTCATTCAGCGAGTCAAGCAGTGATCTATCATATCTAAAAGGTGTATTAACCATATCGACATATCGGAGTACTTCTCTTTGAAAGAGTTTATTTGATTCAAGTACTCCATTTGAGAAGAACCTTTCAACCACAGGAGTCAGCATAGTATTTGATAGTGTTTCAAGTTGCTGTCGTGGATTAAGCTGACTATTCAAAACTATTGAACCAGTTGCTATCGATTCACTTGCAAACTCTTTAATAAACTGACTCATTATGATTAGAAATGATCTTGCAACACCACTACTTATTGCCATTATTCACCTTCAGTTTGAATTGGAGGCATTAATAATCCTCCTAACTCCTCAAATCTAATTGCAATCTGTTCTGGATTTTCAAATCCTGCTATTCTAAATGCATCCTCTGGAGCCATAACACTCGATAATATAGTAGCAGTCCTTGCCATCGATTCTATATCGATGGGGAATGTTCTATCAATCTTAATGGTAAAGTCCCACTCATTCACTCCACTTACTCCCTCATATTCTCTTAACCAATATGTCCAGAGTCGAAGTAGTTTTTCAATACCCAGCCGTAGATATGACTCAGTTGTTTTAGCATTACTTTCAAATCTCATCATTGATGCCTTCACACTGAATACTCTCTGACTATTTGACTCGGTTAGTTCTCTTAAATCAATTGAACCCGATGACTCATAAATGTGTGTTCTTAATCTATCAAGCATCTTCTCAATTGCATCACTATTAAGATTCTTTTCCAAGAATGCAGCATCACCCAATTTGTGTCCATTTTCATCCTGAGGGAATGCCATAGTTCCAAACTCACGTAACCAGATTGGTAATGGTATCTGCTCACCGTGAGCATCAATACCGGTATAGATGTCTCCAAACACCTTTAGATAGGCCAATCTTGCTGCTTTAATCTCTCCAGTTGTATCACTTATTATTTCATCATAAGCATTCATTGCATCAAGTGCATCCGAGCAATCTGGCTCCCAGTTTGAATTATTCTGAAACGGTGCAATCGGTACTTCCTGGAAATTGTGTGCTTGCTGTCCTCTGAGTATATATCCCCACTTCTTCTTTCTAATCTCAACCTTATCATAATAATAAACCATTTCGGTATCATATACATTACAGTGTTGAGTTTTAACACCTTCGATTGATTCTTCTTCCCAGTAGTAAAATGCTCTCTTAGGTTTAAATATATCAAGGTCAAATTCATATACAACATCACTTCCGTGTATATTTTTCATCTTAAACTGTCCATCTTCGGTATAACAAAGTGTGTGACTGAGTCCTTCGACTGATGTATATTCAGTTGTTTGAGTTAAAAGTGTTTGTAGTTTTGACTCAATCATCCATTGTTTTAGAAAGGGTTCAAGTGATTCACTGTCGGGTATGATTGAAATCTTTTCACCCAGATATCCTGTTTTTATTGATATGATGTCTCCAAAAAAATCGATGTGCATATTAGTATGGCTTGACTCTTTCAATGGACTTACCGAGCGTCTTTGATAAACTGGTATAACCGCTTTATCTCCTGAGTAGTATTGCCACATATATTTCTGATTTCCACCAACTCGGGAGTCATATATTGCTTTCACCTTTGCTATTGGATCTTCAATATTTGATTGTTTGTCCAGGTAGGCATTCAAACTTTCACTTGAGAGTATATTTTTATTATTAATAAAATACATTCTGTCTCCTTTTAATGGCGTGGTCTCATTATTGCAACATTAGTCAGCTGTTGAGTTGCACGAACCATACCAGATGGGGCTAAACTTATCTTACTCAGATCTGTTAATGCATACACCATAGCATCCAAAGCATTCGGTGATTTATCATTTTGATCACCAGTAAATGTCACCATTTCATATTCAAGCGTAGGAAATCGTTTTAGGTGTTTAACCTTTCCTTGCTCATATAAGTGAAGAACTGGTTCGGCTCGAAGGTACTTTCCTCTTGTTGCGTGTATTAATCTCACTCTAATCAGTTTATCAATTCTATGTATGATTGTTTTAATCATATCACCACCTTGATTTGACTCGACTATCAGTCCATCGGCTTTATAATAATGGTATAACTCCACTGCTTTTGTTGCCCATTGATCTGGAGACATAATCTTTGTCTGGTCCTCAATGACAGTTAAATGTCCATTATCCAACTCACCTGCTACAACTAAACCACAAGCATCACTGGTTTGTTTTGATGTTATTGAAGGGTCTATAGCAACAATTATTCTTTTAAACTGATTAAAATTATCTTGCAAGTAAGCATTATATTCTTCCGTTGTGCAATGTCGTATTAAATCGGTAGTCCAGAGTGCTCCTTCTACTTCACTTCGGCACTCACCTTCCCAAATCCAGTTGTATTTTAGTAGGTCTTTCTCTTTGTCTAGTAATCTCTCTTCAACGAGGGAACCAACATACTTTGCTTTAAAAAATGGATTATCACTCCAGTTAATCTTAATAACCATTGCCATTGGATCGCTATTTAAAACAAATCTCTTATAGACATAATCAGTTTCAAGATTAGGATTAAATATCACATATATTTGAGCATCTGGTACTCTAATTGTCTTAGATAGTGTTTCAAATGAATATTCACTAATATCATTGGACTCTTCAAGCCAAACATATTTCACGCCTTGTAAGGATTTAATATCCTCAATATGCTGTAGGCCCATAAAGATGAATTCACTACCAGTATCAATGCAACGGATTCGGTCTCGGAGGACTTCGAATCGATCCTTAAACTCTGGGTATGTGTTAATCAGACCAACTAATACGGTATAAACCGAGTCGGAAATCTTGTTTTGATATTTTCGAGTACAGAGGATTCGACAGGTTTCCTGTAGTGATTTAGCCAGAAGGATAATACCGGTCGATAAGGTCTTACCCCCAGATCTTCCCCCATAAGCAACAATAAACTTCTTCTTACTTCTATAGGCTCTCTGGAAGTATTTGTGAAGATAGATCACTTGCCCTCATCATCTTCTACATCATCGGTGAAGTTTATTTCAGCAGGTTGATTGATTTGAATATCCTGCTCCACAACTTGCTTAGGTCTACCATATCCGTGATCAATCAAAAGTTTAAGTGCTGAAGTATCACCATTCATTGAGAGGTCAAACAACTTCTTGAACAGTGCTTCCTTACGAGTAATGAATTCACCCTCTTTACCCTTAACTGGATAGTCCTTAACAGAAAGCATCTTCTCAATTATTTCGCTGGCTGATGTCTTAGCTTTGGGACGCCCTCCTCTATTAATACGTGGATCACCCTTCTTAAATGACCCTCCTGATGCTGCCATGATGTCCTCCTTTTATGACGCTGTTTTTTACAGTTTAGCAGTGCTAATATACATTATCTTAAAGATTTGCAGCGCTATGATTAAAAAAGTGAGGAGAGGACTCATGTCTTCTATGTCCACAGGACATGAACAGGACACGGGAGTTAGTATACAACATCACTTTTCATCAACTTGAGATAGTGCAGAGCTATCCATCGTCACGGAGGAGAATTAGCGTTCACATACTCCTCTATAAAATCTAATCACGTATAAACACAACTAAACACGGGTCTAAACATCGTCTAAATTCATACACTATATATATATCTATTCTATGTTTAATATGTTTAAATTCTATATATAGATATAGAAAATGAAAATATATTATACATATATTTGCACTTAGAAAAGTGCTGCAGCA